ATTGCTCGGTACACTACTGGATCAAATGCCTCGATGTACTTAGGATCGCCGGTAGCGAGCCACATGCAATACCGCCAGTTAACACCAGTGTAGATCGGATGATCGAAACTGTAGTTAGGATAGCGATGATGGTGCGTGACTCGCCACAGACGATCCTTACGTACATATCTGATAACGAATTCAGCCGCTCTGACTTTCACTTGTGGCTGCACCGGGGACCGTCCCAATGATAGTAACTCCACCTTGTCCTAGCAAGTTACCATGACGGTAGGATGCGACAACCCCAAAGTCCTTGCCTTCTGGGATGTCTTCATCCATTGCGTCATACTGTACGAATCCACCGAACGAATCGTCATTACTGACTAGCACGGTGAGTTCATGCAGGATTGCGAGAAGTTCATTCTTCGTTAAGTATTCCGGAATAAGATTCGTCATCAAGATCAAGCTCCTCACCATCTTCAACTTCTTCATTAGGATCGAACTTGCTATCTCCAATGAGCCGTTTGATCCAAGACCACTTTTGCTGAATTACTTTGATTCGGGCTCGGTCAATGGTGTCGTTAGCAATGATGTCAATAACTTGAACTGCGCTTTTCTGACCAATTCGATGGAGTCGGTCTTCGGCTTGAAGATTGAGCGCATTTGACCAGGATCTATCCGTAAAGATAACAGTGCTCGCAGCCGTAAGAGTAATGCCAACTCCGCCGGCTGAGATTGTCCCAGCAAATACTTGAATTTTACCTTCCTGGAAGCCAGAGATAATTCGCGCTCTCTCATCGGCAGGGGTCTCCCCGATAAATTTACCAACGGTGATTCCCTTCTTTTCCAGGCGAGTCGCCAGCAGCTTAATGACCTGAGCATACTGGCTGAACACCACTATTTGCGCACCATTTGCAGAGTCGATAACCTCCATTACCGCATCGAGTTTCGATGACGGTTCTGCGAGGAACATTTTGCCTTTTTCTTCGTTCCATTCACCATATGCACAGGCGAATTGTTGCAGCCGCGTTAGCTGTGCAATGATGACTGGTGCTACTACGGCCTCATGTTCATGCTCACCAATCCAGGCTAGCATGTTTTCCTTCATAGACTTGTACGCCCGCATTTGCTGTGGGTGCAAGTCTACTCGGATTTCGGTGTAGTACTTTTCTGGCAAATCAGTCAGAACATCAGTTTTGCGTCGCCGGATATAAAATGGTTCCATTTCCATTTGTAGTTTTTCCGGGTTGTTAACGCCAATGATGGTCTTGTAACCATTGAAGTTATCATACATAATGTGATCATTGTAGTATTGCCAATAGCTGCTCCAGTATCGTGGATACAGCCAATTGAGAATACTCCAAAGATCATCCGGTTTGTCAAAAGCTGGTGTACCGGTTAAGGCAGATTTGTAACCTGCCGGAAGTGCTTTGAGCGATTTAGTTTGTTTAGAGTTTCGATTCTGGAGCGCATGGGCCTCATCAGCAATGACGTGAAACCACTTTACATCGGACAGTTCTGGCATGAGCCGTAGCGCTGGCCAATGCATAATGAACACGTCATAGTTATCCTGACTGAGTTCGTCAATGAAATGACTTCGATCCTTATTGTTAATCGGTAGGATGTTCAAGTCAGTTGTCCACTGGAACCAGGCTCGCGTCCATGTCGAGACCATAGCCAATGGACAAACGATGAGCGTCTTCATTTTGTAGTTGGGAAACTCGGCTCGACGCGCTAAGTCAATTGCAATGGCTTCGTGCGTCTTGCCGAGTCCCATGTCATCACCGATGAGAACAGACTTTAGCTTCCAGAGCTTTTCGACCGCTTCCCGTTGGAACGGGAAAAGTGTCATCGTCATATTCTCACCGCCTTAGTATCTAGTTTCGCCACCCGTAAGGGTTTGATTATAGAGCCGTTCCATTTGAGCTTGTACCGCATCAGTCCGATCCGGTAGCCGTGGGAAGGACTTGTTGTGTTCCATTGTTGGTTCTGGGATTGTGCCATCTGGATTGATTTGCACCACGTAGGACGTGTTATTCCAGGGGCACCTGCCATTCCTGCACGTTATCGTTTTGAACTCGCCTTGTCGAGTTACCTTCGTTGCGGTTTCCTGTCCCGGCTCCTGACACTTTGGACACCGCTTGGCTTCTTCGTACGTTGTCACGGGCACCTTCTAGTTCTGCAATCCTACGCAATGCATCATCTAGTTTGCCGCGTAGTTCTGCCAGTTGGTTGATTACAGTATCATAGGCAGAAGGAACCGTCTTGCGCTCCAGTGCCCAACGATCGCCAGTAAATTGCTCATACTGCTCAATTGTTGGTTTGAAGTGTAGTAGGTAAATGCTTGGTCGATACTTGTTTCCCTTAGACAGTACGGTAATCGCGCGAATGGCCTTGAGCAGTGCCATGCCATGCGAGATAGCCGAGTCGAGTAGTCCTAGATCCTTCGCAGCATCAATAGTGATGAGGCCACGATAAACTAGGACGTCCTCTCCTGTCGCTGGGTAACCAAATTCGATGAGCTTGTCCGCAGTTTCTGTAGTAGCTTTGCTATCCATGTACTCATACATGGTTAGCGCATCCATAAACCGCTTTTTGCCAGAGAAGCGATGACCGGGCGTAGTTGTGCCCGTGCCCATGCCACTCTGGATCTTTCGACCTTGATTCTTAATTGGACGACCCATCACTGCCCTTCCACAGGCTTAGGGAAGTCCTGCGAGGATGGCCGCCAAGAAATCTGGCTGCGCTTCTTGCCAGCCACAAAGTCGTTCCAGGCGATAATGAACAGGGCCAGATGCGAAGAAGCATCACGCCTAGTCTTAGTACCACCCTTGGACCGAATCATGTAGTTGCGCAGGGTCATCCGTGGATCGTCAACCTTCATGTCCTCACCGGTGTTTAGACCAACAATGAATTCGTCCATCGGACCGGAAGGAAATGCTCGCTCACAGACGTAGTAACCCACTACTGTGGGCGGGATTAGGAACCCAACTGGAACCATTGGGCTAACCTCAGGAATGTACTGGTCGATGCTGGTCTGCCGTACCGTGCTCAGTACGTCGTGGTTAGAGACCTTAGTCCGTCGCCACAGGCTGTACTCGTAGTTGTCATAGAGGAACAGCAGTCGAGCACTAGCAGCTAGCGCAATCTGACCACTGTAACCTGCAATGGCAAGGATCTGATTTGCCGTGCGAGGCAGACCAGTATCCAGAACCTCGAATACATCATCGTCGAGGCCGAATGTGACCTGCATCTTGACTTTGATTTTAGGATTGGCAACTAGAGTTTCGTCACCATCAATTGCGCCAACCTCGGCTGCCTGCACAATAGCGAGCAGTCGGTGCTGGCCATCCTTGAGCCAACCCTTAGTAGAAAAACCAATACCCTGGTGAGTCGGCCTCCAAAGGCCACGGAGCATCTGAATTGCATACCGGTTAACAGTCCGCAAACTGATCGGCCGGTTAGTACCATCCTCACCACGAACATACTCGCGGTTTTTCTCCAAGAATTCCTTGGCCTTGTTCACATCGATATCATGTGTTTCGGTTTTCATCCCGTGTACTCCATGTATTAATCAACCAGTAAATCGTCGTTCTATTTATGCCTGTCATCCGTGACAGGTTTGTGACTTGATTTGTTTTAACAGCTTCGCGTAGTAAGTTTGCTACTTCTTCACGTATCTTTCGATGTTGTTCTTCCGCAGAATTCAGTCGATTAACCGCCTCCATGAGAGCCGCGTTGTTACTCATAACGACTCCTACTATCGTTGTTTCTTACCCGGGCAGGTTGGGCTAGGGCACGGGCATTGGGCTAGAATATTTGCGGCGAGAAGCTTTTCGATCTCAGCGTAATTTACAGTATTGTAAGTTACGATTGGGTAGGGATCGTTACTCGCCGGGTTACTACCAGCAGTAGTGCTGTAGTAATAGATATTTGCACTAGAGTTCGGTGGTGGTACCCAATTACGAATTCTTTCAACTATTGCTGGCGTGAGCGTTAGGCCATTATACATATCTGTGATGGCACGGGCATTGGCTGCTTCTTCAGCTTGACGCTGAGCTTCTGCTAGTGCACGCTTCTGATCTAGGAATGACGTATCCTCTTCTGGATACTGTGCAATCAGATCTTCCATGTTCTTGAAGGATTGAATCTGGTAACGTGCGACAGTAGCGCGAATCACATCGTTCCAGCGCTCACCATTACCCTGCCTAAAGATGGGATTGATACCATAAGCGGGTACGATGGCTTCCATTGTAGCATACTGACCCCTAGCACCGCGCTCACCATGGTCCACTAGACCAGATAGCAGTACTGAGCCAATTACATAGAGGTGTTGATGGCTATAGTAAATACCCACGTCATCTAGATCATCAGACAGGTATCGACCATAAATCCCACAGGCACAGGATGCTCCTGGAATAGGCTCATCCTTAGGATGTGACCTTTTTGCTGCAATGACAGTGGTTTTACATTCGGCCTCTAGCTTCTTGCTGTCCCACTTCTTATTGTTCATTGACAGCAGCGTGTATTCACCATCATACTTGATGATACGCCAGGCGCGGTATACGCGAAAACCCTTAGCAGGGACTAGTTTGGTTTCCAGTCCACCATGTTCAGCCGGTGATGCCAACGGGCTCCTCCTGTAGACTTTCCACAAGCTCCGTCGCCTCTTCGATGACGACGTTTTCTGTGTCAGTTTCGATTGGTTCGTATACTACTCGCTCTAGCGAGGCTCCATTATTCATAATGATCCTTTCTTAGGGAAGTACCCCCGGTAGGACTTGAACCTACGGCCTGGACATTAAGAGTGTCTAGCTCTGCCACTGAGCTACGGAGGCTTATTAGCGTGTTGGCAGCCTAACACACTATGACCCGCATGTCAAGACTGCCAACACATTTATATATTGAAGTTCTTAAATTAAAACCACTTGTAATAATCCCAGCACTTATTATACTCAATAAGTGTAGGTGCAAGACCTAGCTTACGTTCATGCCACCACATTAGTAACCGACCAGTACGGCCGTTGCCATCAATGAATGGATGAATGTGCTCAAATTTAACATGCATGTGCTTAGGGTCAAGCTGGTCCCACTGCTGCATTTCATACAACCATGCATCAACGAGATTTGGAACATCAGTCCAGTGCGGACAGCGTCGACCGCCAACTTCAACGTCGATAATACGATAACTACCACGGCCACCCATACGACCAGGTAGGAAGTTCATCATCACTGTGTTATGCACATTGAGAACGAGGGTATCAGTGAGGGCATGGGAATCCTTGAGCAGATCCCAAGCAAGCATACTCTGCTCAATTTCCGTAGGATCTGTAACACCCTCAATAATATTTGAGTTATGGATATGATCGACAGTGATATCAGTCGAGGTGGTCATAGTCATAGTCCGTTTCTGGATCATCGTCCCAATCAAGCTCGGCTGCAATGATGCTAGGTGCTTCTTTATTGAAAGCATACATCATTTCGTATTCCCAAATATCGAACGCGCGACGCGGCTGAGGAATGGGATTCTTACCAAGCACAAACCGGTCGTAGTTCATCTTGCTAGGCTTCCGACACCGTGAACATACCCATAGCCTAGACGAAGTATCCTGCGTAAATCCATCTTGCTTCTGATGTACACCACGCGAGGTGCAGTTACAGTAAGGATGGATATTAAGGGCAATGGTCATGTTCGTCCTTTTGTGTCCAGTTGTTTGGTGCGAGGGTAAGAGACGACCTTATCCCAATCCCACAGCTTAGACGGATAACCGCTTCGTCAGCGCTAACTATGACGGTTAGAGCCGAACAGCCTATGACACTGTGGGCCAGCCATTTTACGTCGTGGCCTCGCGAGCCGGAGGTGAGAATCGAACTCACAACCAACCGCTTACAAGGCGGTTGCTCAGCCATTGAGCTTCACCGGCATTTATTCAATTATTGTAGTTTCTGGTATGTATCCTTATCAATTTGAATTGAGGCGATGCTCTTAAGATTCTTGCTGCGTAGATCATCACAGCGCAGATCTTGCTTATTCGTCCAAGGAATATAAATTTCCTCATTTTTGCGATGTAGCCAAATACCAAATCGCTCTATGAGACGAACACCAGGAATCTTATACATGCGCGTATCATACCAGTGATACACTTTGGCGATTAGCGCATTCCATAATGGCTGTCGCGTGAGTGTAACCCAATATTCTGTGGTTCCAGGCTCATTACGTCTGTTACTGGTGTGTAGATTGTAGCTTCTCATAAGTTGTTTGGCACCACGACAGTTCTAGCCATTATTCCTCCACTGCTGACATATATTCCTGAGGCAGTGGCCAACCAGCGAAGTATAGCCGACGAATAGTGCTAAGAACTGCACCACTACCAGGTCCAGTTATAGGTGTGTACGCCTTGATCTGTGCACACAAATCATTGAACTTGATTTGATTTGCTAGTGTCAAATAAGGCAGCACACTGTGCATGATTACTACAATACCTGCACCAGTAATGGTCCAGCGCATCAGTGATGGCAGACTAAGTTCATCAATATTCTTTGAACCAACATGCACATGATCTGATGGACAGTGTACGCTACAACTACGGCGCATGAAATCCTTGAGTGGGCGTTCCGTTTTTGGTTCTGGTCGCATACCAGTATCACGCGCAAGCCGGCGCACTACTTCGTGATTCTTCGATTCTACGTAGAGAATTACCTGTGGGGTGTTACGAGTAGCATTGTTCTTGACGGCAATACGGCCTTTCAAGTCAATGATGCCAGCTACCCAGCCGATTTCAGCCAGTGTAATTACTTTTTCGTCTTGCGGCTTTTCCAGTTCAACTGTCATTATAGTAACGCCTCCAACTGTTCACCGAAATAGGTGCTCAACTCGTCCACCGTTACCACGTGGCGCGAGAGGAGATCAGTCGCTAGGTCCTCGTTTACCACGCCGAGCTTGCCGTCAATTAGCTTTCGAACGAAATCGTGACCGGCCTGCGCTACCGCCCGGAGCAGTAATTCCTTTTTGAAATTATCTTCAACTTGCGTCATCAGACTCAGACAACCGGTCGATAGTCCGTTCGTACTCGCCTTGAATAACAAGTCCACCAGCAGCTTCATCGAACTTTACACCGGTGATAGAGTAAACCGTGTCTTCACCAGCAAGAAATCGAATCGGTGATAGCGGTGAGGATGGTGCAGTCTTAAGCAGTCTTTGCAGGTCAGCTTTCCTCACGGATTACACCACCAAGATGGAAGAATTTGTTTTCTGAATCGTAGTTGACATCCATGATGTCAAAGACTTCTCCCTCTTCGGTAAGAAGAACGACATCGTTTGAGCCTTGTCCTGTTTCGCGCATCATGTTCTCCAGATGCGTCTTTAGTTCATATGCTTTCACGCTGAGCTACTAGGATTCGAACCTAGACAAAGAGATCCAAAATCTCTCGTGCTGCCAATTACACTATAGCTCAATCGTACGGTCATTAATCCTAATTACTATTTCTAGGTCGCCTCCACAAGCTCGCACATAGCTTCTTAGCCAGGCAATAGTATGATCTTGAACTCGCATACTAGTCTCGCGACGAGACAGTGCTGAGCGCACCGTGCGCATACGCTCAGCTACGTCTTTTGTTTTCATGTTTGCCGATTCCCTAAGACTACGAATCGTAGGATCAATCGGCTTCTTTGCACTAGGCATTGTAGTCAGGGTCATAGAACATGTTGTAGTATTCATCCAAATCGTTTACATAACCCACAGGTGGGGCAAGACGTATGGACTTACTCCTAATTTTTCGGCCACACCATGAACAGTAGCCCTGTGGGTTTGGTTCGTTGTGTCTACCAGATGGATTATCACACAGCGTTCTTAGGATCCTAACCTCTTTGTCCATTAGCGTCCACCGAACCATCGCTTAACTCTAGGACTGGTGTATAGCAGCATTACTGTTAACCAGATTCCCCATACGTTAACGAGGACGCTACCACCACCGAAAAAGACGGTTAACACAAAAGAGATTAGACACACAATAGCCCAAATCCAGAGTATAAATCTGAGGATTGGATCATGTAGAACACTCACCAGAGACTCCTAAACCCTGGGAAAGGACCGAAGTAATTACGCAGCCGGCGGGTGAAACTGAAATCCGGCATCTCGCTGAACTGGCGTAGTGTTGACTTCTGACATTGTACGAGGACCCATGCGCTGACCAACCCACTCAAGTTGGCTATTCACTCGTGCCATTTCCTTGCGCAGATCCTTTAGCTTCTCGATGTAATCCTTGTTCGCCTTTAGTACTTCATTGCGTAGGCGATCCATTTCCCACATCAGTTGATTGTATCGAACTGTCAGATCATCGCTAGCCATTGTTAGATTCTCTCCTAGTTGTGAAACAACTTACGCTGAGCAGTTGGGACTCGAACCCAAATAATACGCATTAACAGTGCGCTGCATTGCCGGTTATGCTACCGCTCAATGTCCATACTCGCTAGACTCAGGCCAAACCATGAGGATAGCAGTTGCAATAGAAATCGTTATTAGTATTACGGCGATGAATACTATTACTATTATAAGTTTGCTATTCGCTTGGGTATTCGCCACGCCATTCCTTATAACAGTCACGGCAATTAAAGGTCATTCTATTGCTAGGATCCTCAGCTTGAGCAGGAGTGATAGCCATATCACCACTTATTCCTCCCTTGCAAAACGTAGTCCTGGTTTCCAGGTTTAGCAGATGTATGGTTATTAGCTTTTTGTCCATGTGCCCGTGACGAGACTCGAACTCGCATGCCTATTCAGCACCAGTTTTTGAAACCAGCTTGTCTGCCATTTCCAACACACGGGCTCTCAGCAGTTCACGTCCTTCTAGACTTTGATGAAACTCAAGCACACCAGTTACGTATGCTGACAATGAAATATCCAGATCGTCAGCTAGCTGCTGAGCCTGGGTCCATATCCATTCCTTCTTTGCTTTTACATAAAGATTTTTTGTCGTCATGTGTCTCTCCTACCTTGTGGAACGCAACTCTTGGCCAGACTGGTGTCGCCAATTTTATCCACATTTCCTTGCGATTATCAGTAGTGTCTGTAGCGAGACACATGCGTGGACCATATCGGATTCGAACCGATGACTTCCACCTTGCAAAGGTGGCACTCTACCGCTGAGTTAATAGCCCTGGCGATGTTAGGCCGCGTTAATTTGTCGCTTGGCTGAGCGTTTACCTGGAGTTCAGCAGCTCCAGCACCTAACATCAACGGAAGGGTATCGTATAAGCTCGTTTGGTCGGAACGCATGTGAGGCATACACACTTCCGGAACCAGCTTACCG